ATGGTTGCGGTTGAGAATCCTGTGATGCACAAGCATGCGAAGGTTCGGATCAAGAACTATGAGCCGTTTGCTCAGAGCATACAGCCTTGGGAGTTTGCTCAGTCGGATGATTGTGCGGACAATGTGAAGAAGCGGACATGTTTGTGGCTGCGTAATTTACCGAAGTTGGTACGCACTGGGAGTTTGGATGGATCGACGGCGCGTGATGAGTGTCACAAGTTACCGCCGAGTGCGGATCGTTGGAAGCTGCGGTCTAAGTTTTACAGGGGCATTGCTGATGCGATGGCTATGCAGTGGGGGGCTTTGGCATGATTTTATTACAGGAGTATACGATCCGAGCGAACCGTGGTCGCCCTCGCATTTGGTTGGAGGGCAAGCGGTTGGTCGAGGCAGGTTACGAGCGCGGCGTTCGGTATAACGTAATTCAGTTACCGCTGCGTGATGGAGGAATGTTGTTGGTGCAGAACGAAGAGGGCACTGGCAAGCGCAAGGTATCGGGGAAGGGTGACCGCCCGATAGTTGACATCGTTGGAGCGGAGATTGTGAACAGCAAGTTGCGTGTTGGCGATGAGGTCGTGATCACTTACGATTGTGATGTACGGGAGATTTTAATCAGGAGGAAAGAGAATGCCTAATCATTGTTATCAGCAGGTCCGCATCGAGGGGCCACATTACTTGGTGTCCATGCTTTACAATGGATTGACTGAGAACGGTTACGATCCCCACCGTGGGGGTCGAGCCAAGAACCCACAGTTTTGTCAGTTGGTTTGTCCGATGCCGTTCGAGCAGTGGCAAGCACCGAAGGCCAAGTGGCGTCAGTTCAACGTCGAGGGTTGGTATGACTGGCGCGTCAACAACTGGGGAACCAAGTGGGATGTATGTGAGGTTGAGATCGACGAAGAGTTGGACCATGAAACCAGAGAAGATAATGGAAGACTTGTAGAGGCTGATACTAGGTCATGGTTCGAGTTTCGTTGTTGGACGGCATGGGGTCCGCCTGTTCCAGTGTGGGACAAGCTGCATGAGTTGGGTGTCAAGGTTCATGCTACCTATCAAGATGAGGGTGGTATGTTCGAGGGCGAGTACATCGACGGCGATGATACTACATGGACACCAGAGGACGAGGAGGAGATGGAAGATGCCTAGTTTACCGTTGACCCAAGAGCAGTTGGAAAACTTTATCTTGCACCATGTACATCTGTGGGCGCAGGAGTTTGTGAAAGCGAACGGTGGTAATTTGTCCGAGGTTATGGATGCAGAGTTCGGGTGTTTCTATGTGCAGATGGCGGACAAGTTTCGCAACGAGGTGCTGCCCAAGTTCGAGGAGGCAGCGTGATGGGTAAGATGAAGGATCTGTTGATCGAGTTGCAAGAGACGCCGATCATGGTGCCATGTCCAGATTGTTTGGGCGATGGGGTGATTGAGTATGAGATTGCTCGGCCTCAGAGTTTTACCCGAGACATTGGGTACTTGGACACGGCGACTGAAACGTGTGAGACGTGCAGCGGCGACGGTGAGATGGAGCGGCTGTGCGATTGTGGGATGCCTGTGACTAAGATCATGGGCCAAGATGCAGAGATATGTATGGAGTGTGCAGATGACGCATAGGTTAGAGGTACTGATGCTTCCGAGTGTGATGGAGCAGGGGAACATTGCGTATGACAATGTGAAGGAATGGGACTTTAATTTGTCTCAAGGTCTTATGATTGAGTTGGAGGATGGGGCAGTGATTTACCTAAACCCGATGCATGTCATAGGTGTAGTTTGGAAAGAACTACAATAAGGGGTTGACATGCGGACCATCCGCATGCAACAAACAATTACTTTCAACTAGAAGCCAAGTAAGGAGAAAATATCATGGCAACGAAGAAAGCACCACAAGAAGCGGCATTGGAAATTCAACCGTTGAAGCAGGGTCGCGTAAAGCTACGCATGATGGGCACGACCCCATTGTATTTTAACAGCATGAGTTCGAAGGCTATGCGTGATTTGTTGATTGGTGGCGGCAAGAAGACTGCTGCGCAGCGCAAAGAGATCAAGCACAATCCAGAGCAGGAGTACCGAGATTCGGTGTACAAGAAGCCGTTTGGGGAGACGTTACTTTGTTTCCCTGCACCTGGTGTCAAGGGTGCGATGGCGACTGCTGCGTTGGAGACTGACGGTATTACGAAGACGAGTGTGCAGCGTTTGATCTTTTTGCCACAGACGCACGTTCAGATTTGGGGCAAGCCTCAGTTGAAGATTGACATGGTTCGGTCTGCGGACATGAACAAGACGCCAGACATGCGGACCCGTGCGTACTTGCCGCGTTGGTGTGCGGAGGTTGACATTGCGTATGTGCAGCCGACTTTGTCTGCGTATTCGATTGTGTCGTTGTTGACGAACGCGGGATCGATTGTGGGTATCGGGGACTTCCGACAGGAGAAGGGCCGAGGATCGTTTGGCACGTTCCAAGTATTGACTGAGGACAGCATGGGTTCGTTCCAAGAGGAGTGGGATGAGTTGATGTTGGAGGGTCGAGATGTTCAGCAGGATGCGTTGGACAATCCAGAGTATGCGGATGATCAGACGGCGGAGCTTATGCAGTTCATGGCGGAGGAAAGATCCCGTCGGGATGTTACTCTCGTTGCTGCGGAATAATACTAGCATTAATAACAACGGATCGGGGGCCGAGCGCCCCCATCCATTTAGAGTTACAGCCGTGACCAACTGGCGAGAGGTGTCTCACATATGCACCGATGTTGGCGGCAAGCTGTGAGTGTCTTAACCGCAGCAATTAGAGGGAAGCTATTCTTCTCCGTTTCCTGATCTAATATTTTGGTCAAGGTTAGATATGTTGAGACGGTCTGGGTGAGGCGCGGTCGAGCACGTTCGGTTAAGGCGGGGTACGGTCCGGTTGGGTCAGGCGGTCCCGTTTCGTTTGGGTCTCACAGGGTTCGGCTGGGCAAGATGTGGTAAGTTTCGGTGTGGCGGTCAAGTTCAGGCGGGTCCACGTTTGTTACGTTAAGGCGAGGTAAGGCGGTCGAGGTGTGACAAGGTCGGTTATGGCAAGTCGGGTTAAGACGGTCGGGGCACGGTCCGGTTTGGACGGGTTCGTTGAGTTGGGGCGCGGCACAGGCATGGCCCGTTTTGGTTTGGCGGTCTAGGTTGGGTACGGCGGTGTGTGTTGGGTTTCGTTGGGTCAAGGTTTGTTAAGGCGGTCGGGGTCATTCTAGGTGAGGCGTGATATGTTCGGTTAAGGCGTGGCCTGGTCACGGTACGGCGGTCTTGATTAGGTGCGTTCGGGTTAGGTTCGGTAGGGTGAGGACACGGTACGGCGGTCATGGAATGATAAGTTGAGGTATGTCGGGTTCGGTCAGGTCGTGTCATGGCGGTCTAGGTTGGGTGTGTTGCGTTGTGTCCCGTTGTTATGCGGTGTGTCATGGCGGTCCCGTTTGGGTGGGTCGTGTCATGGTTAGATCCGACAAGTTATGTCAAGGCGGTCGAGGCGCGGCATGATGAGTCACGTTGCGGTCAGTCGGGTCGCGGTACGGCGGTCAACTAAACAGCTAGAAAAGGAGAAAAGAAATGGCTGGTTTTCCAAAGAAAGAACGTCAAAGAATTATTGACGATTACTTAGCGGCATCGGGCCGCAACATGTTTCATCCTGCGGAGTTCGTGGATTGGTTGGGTGGACAGCCTGACCATGAGGCGTATGAGTGGTTCTATGGGATGGAAGATCAAGAAGCTGCACGACAGTGGCGCATACAAATGGCGCGTCAGATGGCGAGTGGTCTGAGGATCGTGGTTCAAGAGTCGGACCCCGAGGATCAGGTGGTGAGCATAAGCGTGAGGGAGTATCCTACGTTTATAAGTCCGGTGAGTTTACGCAAGAAGGGTGGCGGCTACGAGCGGTTTGATCCTGACAGTGATGACTCGCAGCGTGAGTTGCGGCGACAGGCCGCGACGGCATTGGCGACCTGGTTGGGAAGATACCGTGGTTGTGCGGAGAATTTTGGGTTAAACTTGACAGCAATAGAGGAGATTGCGGAAGTTCTTAGAGAGAAAGGAGAGAGCGATGTTCAAGAAAATGTGGGATAGGTTGACGCGCAAGCGACAGACCAACCAGAAGCTGACGAGGAAGGAGCAGATCCTAGCTGAGTTGGACCGAGGAGTTGGGACTGCGAAGCAGTTGGCAGACCGCACTGGTTTAAAGCTGACGATTGTGAGGGCGACGATGACGCAGTTACACAAAGCGGGAATGATCAGGGACACTGGCAAGAACGCGGGTCGTGAAGGTGTGTGGGAAGTTTCCCGATGATTGAGTTTTTCACGGCACTTGTGATTGAGTACACGGTGCAGGATCACGAGATTGAGACGACTGTTTGGTTTGAGAGTGAGAAGCATTGTGCTTCTGCTATGAGTGGTGGGAGTGCAGATGGGATATACAACCATTTGTACGACCTCTACGGCAACGACATCATGATGACCTGCGAGACAAGTAGTAAGGTGTCGAAGTACATCAGGCCAAGATTACGGCCCGAGAAGGAGGCGGTCGATGGGTGACGAGCAGTTGACTACGTTTCAGGCGGCACAATTGAAATGGCTCAAGCAGCAAGTAGATAACTTGGCGGACGAACGGTACAGGAAAGATGCCCGTCCGAATATACATCGTGAATTGTTTGCTGCTCGGGAAGAATTAGATAACTATGTTCAGGCTCTAAGAGATGGAGGATACAACATATGAGTCGATGGACAGCAGCACAGAAAGAATGGCAGGGATACAAGCGCAAGATGGCGAATGGTCATGAGGCTATATCCTTGTCCCAACCACCGTGGGAGAAAAAGGATGGAACACTTGGATCTGATAAGCGATCTGATCAAGAGAACACAAAAGCAGATCGACGATATCGAGTGGGAGAACCACACGGATCCAAGGATCGAGGCCCTAGTTCGACAGCTTAAATATTACAAAGAACAAGAGAAAGAAGGAGAAATTTATGAGCCGAGATTTTAAGACAGAATCGATGGGTGTGTTGGTCGAGGGTAAGACGTACTCGGGTAGCGCGTTTGGTGTGAACGACGAGGGTGAGGCTGTGTTCTTTAACTCTCGGATTGTTGAGCGGATGGAGCTTGAAGAGGGCGACGAGATTGTTGCGCACTGCATCCCTAACTATGTGGACAAGCGAGACGATATTCCATGGCGTTGCATACGAGTGGACGAATGACTTGCAACTAGCCCCCAGTCAATGTATAAGTCTTATACAAATGGACTACAAACTGGGGGCGCACATGGCTCGAAAGAAAATGAAAGAGAAGGACAAGCAGCAGTTTCAGAATGTTGGCTTGTTAAAGGAGGACCACGATCTGCTTCGCAAGTTAGCGGATTCAGAACAGAGGTCCATGGCACGACAACTATCTGTATTGATTCGGAAAGCTGTTGCCGATACGGAACCTGCGTGATAGGATATATTTACACTGCTCGACAGTAAGACCCATGCCTGTGGCCTTACTGCCTCATATAACTAGCCCCTTAAACGGGGCTATTTTTTTGCCTCATTGGGTTTACCTTTCTTGCCTTCGATCTGGTAATCTTTTTCTTTGGAGTAGCCACGGATCTGCGTGACGTTGTTGCGCTTCATGTTCTTGAGGAAGGCTGCGGCAATGTCGGGCGTGAACCCTGCCAGTTCCCCGAGCTCCCTTGAGGCGGAGTCCAGGTTGGTCCAGCCTTTTTTGTAGTCGCATACTGCTTCGATTATTTCGTCGTGGGTTTTAGTCTTAGCCATTCTTTTGCTTCCTCTCCTAGAACCTTGGCTCCGATGTTGATCTTGTCTCTGAGGGACTGCACGATCTTCTCGTCGATTGTACCTTCAGTGATTAGATCGATGTATGTTACGTTGTTCTTTTGTCCGATCCGATGGGCGCGGTCCTCTGATTGGATGCGCGTTTCAAGATTGAAGTCGTTGGCATAGTATACCACGAGGTTAGCTTCGGTCAAAGTCAGGCCGTATCCAGCGGTGGCTGGGTTGCCTACGAAGAAACGGAGCGGGTGGTTGGGATCTTGAAAGTTCTTGACGATGTTGTTGCGGTCATCGTCGGATGTGTCCCCGTAGTATGCAGCAGCGCAGCCGTCCCCGAAAGTTTCGTTTAGTGTACGCGTGATCTGTTGGATGTCGTATCGGAAACGTGACCAGATGATTGCTTTGCCTTCGTGCTCATCGAGTATTTCTTTGAGAGCATCCATGCGAAGGGACGGGAAGTACAGCATTTCGTCGTCGTCAGTCTTGAGGTGACCGGACATGATCTGTTGCAAGCGTAGCATCTGCGTAATTACGGCGGGGGCCGTGGACATCTCACCGCTGTCGAGCATGACCATGGCGTTCTGCCGGATCTGGTTGTACATGTCCCGCTGCTCGGGGGTCAGGCCAACGTAGCGTACTGTGTACATTTTGTCGGGGAGATCGAGGCAGTCTTTCTTGAGCACCCGATAGGAGAACATGTCTATCTTATCGGTTAGCTCGTCGAGGTTTCGATATCCGACGATCTGTTGGAACGCAGATTGGCCCATGGTTTTCTTTTGTACGATGGCGTAGCGACCTTGGAATGCGTAGTAGGAATCGTATCCCAAGAGACCTGGTCGTAGGAACTCGCACTGCGAATATATATCCATCGGACTTTTTGTCACGGGAGACCCTGTCAATAGTCTTTTGTACTTGAATCCCGATGCAATCTTCATCAAGTTCTTGGTGCGCTTGGCCTTGTGGTTTTTGATAGTTGTTGATTCGTCGATGGCGATCAGGCCATGAGGCCCAAGCGCACGAGACATCCACTCCCCTGCTTGCTTACCTTTCAAAGAAGAGAACGCTTCGACGTTCATGACAAAGATGGTAAGGCCATCGAACTTGTCCTTGACGGAGCGCATTTCTTCCTGTTGTGTTTTGTTTGGTGATGCGACCCACCGAATCACTCGGTGCGGTACTTCATCGGACATGTGTTCGGGTATTTCTTTGACCACCCAGTTGCGATACACGCCCTTGGGTGCGATGACCAAAGCGAAGTTGATCTGCCCTGCGAGGTACAACATACCCATGTTGTCGATCAGAACTTTGGATTTACCTGTTCCCATTTCCATGAACAGTCCGAACTCTATTCGTCGCCACCCGTAATCAAGGGCCGTGGTCTGGTGCTCGAAGGGTTTTAATTTAAATTTGTAGTTGACAGACATCATATACCTCCACTATTGTCTACTGTACGGATAGCATGAGGCTACCGCAGAAAGCAACCCTGAAGAGGAAAAACTTATGACCGATATATTCGAGGACATAATTGATGAGGCCGACGCCCTCTCTAGCGTCGATACTGGAACTGGAAAACAATTGAGTTCTTTGGTTCGAAACCTACGCCGCATTGAGCAAGAGATTGAAGATGCGGACAACCACCTGAAAGCACTGAAGCAAGAGAAGCATAAGCTCTCTGTAGAAAACATCCCAGCCTTGATGGATGAGATGGGTGTCGAGCGTCTGGACGTTGACGGCGTGACCGTTGAAAGAAAGATGATCGTTAGTGCATCGATACCAGCAGCGCGTAAGGACGAGGCGTTCTCGTGGCTGCGGGACAACGGGTTAGATGACATCATCAAGAACGATGTGACCTGTTCCTTTGGTAAAGGTGAAGATAATGTTGCGGGGGATGTCGTTGGACTCCTGCAAGAGCGTGGCTTTGATCCAAAGACCAAGACCCACGTTCACCCGTCCACACTCAAGGCGTTTGTGAAGGAGCGCATTACGGACGGTAAACCGATTGACCTTGATATGTTCGGGGCATTTATATCCAACGCTGCACAAATTCGGAGGAAAGCATAATGGGCGCAGTAGCTAAGAAAAAAGAAACCGCAGTATCAACCGATGTAATGGACGATATCCTTGAGTTCGCTGGCGAAGGTGCGGCGTTTGACAGTAGCGAGATGCAGATCCCGTTTGTTCGGATCTTACAGGCGATGTCACCGCAACTGAAGAAGCGCGAGGCAGAGTACATCGAAGGCTCTGAGCAAGGTGATATGTTTAATACTGTGACCAAGCAGCATTGGACGGGGGAAGATGGCATTACTGTTATCCCGTGCTACCAAACAACCAAGTACCTAGAGTTCACACCTCGTGATCAGGGTGGTGGTTTCCGTGGCGAGATAGCTGCGACCGATCCAGTATTGCAAAGAACCGAGCGGCAGGGTGCAAAGGAAATGTTGCCCAATGGTAACGAGTTGGTTAAGTCAGACCAGCATTACTGTTTGGTTGTGGAAGCTGACGGCACGTATCAACCTGTGGTGATCGACATGAAGTCGAGCCAGTTAAAGGTGAGCCGCCGTTGGAAAACACAGATTGCAATGCAGAAGATCAAGCACCCAAAGACGGGCGCAATGATTACGCCTCCGTTGTTTGCAACGCAATGGAAGTTTACTACGATAGAAGAGAGCAATGACCAAGGGTCGTGGTTCAACTATCAGATAGAGAAGGTTGGGCTGCTTGAGAGCCGCGACCTTATGCTTGAAGCTAAGTCGTTTCGCGATAGCGTTGCGGCTGGCGAAGTGAAAGCTGCACCGGAGGAGGGCTCCTCCACAGTTTCCTCTTCCAACTCGGATGAGATACCGTTTTAGCAGCCTCGGGGGACAGCGGGTACTGTCCCCCTTTTCACTTTGGAGCAGTAGATGTCACAAGCTAACAGACTGCTTGCCGCATATGTTGGGGCGTCGAGTGCCCATGGGACAACGATAGTTGGACGCATAGGACGGAACGGTAAGGCAGAATCACAAAGCAAAATTATACGGGAGCCTCTGACCGAGGATCTTGTTCAGGCGCACATCGACGGTACGCATGGGGTTGGGGCGATCCCAATCAACGAGAACAACGAATGCAAGTTCGGGGCTATCGACATCGATGTGTATGACTTGAACCATAAAGAATTGCAGGAGCGCATACGCAAGTTGAAGCTCCCGTTGTTTCATTGCCGCTCCAAGTCGGGCGGTGCCCACCTGTATTTGTTCCTCAAAGAGTTTGAGCAAGCAGCCGTGGTCCGTGAATACCTGACCGAGATGTCGATCATGCTTGGTCACAGTGGTGTGGAGATCTTTCCAAAGCAGGACAAGATCATTGCCGAGCGCGGGGACGTGGGCAACTTTATCAACATGCCATACTTTAATGCAGAGTTACCGCAGCGGTTTTGTTACAACGAGAAGGTCGAGGCGATGGAACTCGACGAGTTCTTGGATGCGGTGGACAAGGGCCGTGTTGCGCTGTCTGATCTAGAAGCGGTACGGGCCACGACTAAAGCGCGTAAGCATTTCACTGACGGGCCTCCGTGTATACGGGAGATCTTTTCGGACGGGCCGCAGTCGGAGCCGAGAAACAAGCTGCTGTTTTTTATCGGGGTGTACTGCAAGAAGAAGTTTCCTGATGATTGGCACGGGGCGGTTGAAGAGTACAACCGAACTTTGTTTTCTCCACCGCTGCCGTCGAAGGAAGTATCGACGATCATTCAGCAGCATGAGAAGAAAGATTACAGCTACACATGCAGCGATGAGCCGTTCAAGTCGTTCTGTGATCCGGCACTCTGCGTGTTGGCAAAGCATGGGATCAGCGACGATGCGCCGGATGCGCCACAGGTTGGTGGACTGACGATCATGCTGTCGGAACCACGGCTGTATTTTATGGATGTGAACGGAACACGGATCATGTTGTCCACAGAACAACTACAGAACCAAACACTGTGGCAACGTGCATGCATGGAGCAGTGTATGTTCATGCCGCCGACAACCAAGGCTAACCGCTGGCAGCAGATGGTCAACGGGCTGATGAGCCAAGCTACATACATAGATGTACCAGAAGAACTGACCATGGCAGGGCAGTTCAAGGATCTGTTGCGGACGTATTGCACGAGCCACATTCGGGCGATGGCCCCAGAGGAGATTGACATGGGTAAACCGTGGACCGATGGCGGCATTACGAAGTTCAAGTTGGAGGGGCTTTTGGAGTTTCTGCACAACCGCCGCTTCAATGTTACCAGCCGTGGGTGGGTGACACAGATGATCCGCGATATCGGGGGAGACAGCGGAGTGCAAAACATTAAAAAGCGTGGGCCCAAGGGGGAGAGGCGGAGCACGGTGCGATGCTGGTGGGTTCCTGCGTTTGACGAAGAAGAAGTAGAATTGCCTGCAAAGGAGATTAGTAATGACATCCCATTCTAACAGATTGCTGCGCGTGGGAGAGGTGGCGGATATCTTGGGGGTATCGCGCTCATACGTTTACAAGTTGGCGCAAAACTCGACCAGTTTTCCAAAGCCCATCATTCTTGGTGACGAGAGCAACAGGCGGTCATCAAGCCGTTGGGTTTTGACAGAGATAGAAGACTGGGTAAACACTAGACCGAGAGGCAAGGATTATGATCCCGAAGGCTAAACTTATTCTGGGTCCACCAGGTTGCGGCAAGACCTATCGTTTGATTGAGGAGATCAAAGACGCACTGGCACAAGGGGCGCACCCGTCACGCGTGGGGGTGATCTCGTTTACCCGCAAGGCTATCGAGGAGATGGTGACACGGGCGTGTGCCGAGTTCCAACTGGAGCCGAAGGACTTTCCGTTTATGCGAACGAGCCACTCGTTTGGGTTCCGTGGGTTGGGGCTACAGCCTAGCGACATCATGAACAAGGAAGACTATGACAACATCGGGGCGATGGTGGGCCTGACCTTTGAAGGAAAGATAACCAACAATCTTGAGGATGGTATGTCCCTGCCTTCGATTGGAGGTTCAGGGGCCGTGTACCTACAGATGGTGGGCCGAGCACGGTTGCGGATGGTGGACTTGGACACGGAGTTCAACGAGACGGCTGACCGTAGTTTGTTCTATCCTAAGTTGGTGCAACTGCACGAGCAGATCGAAGAGTACAAACGTGCGGTCAACAAGTACGACTACGTTGATATGATCGACAAGTATATACAGGTGGGGGAGCCCCCTGCCCTTGACTATTTGTTTATCGATGAGGCCCAAGACTTCACGCCGTTGCAGTGGGAGATGGCAGCAAAAATCGCTGACGCATCTGACCAAGTCTTTATTGCTGGTGACGACGATCAGGCCATCCACCGTTGGACGGGCGTGGATGTTAATGTGTTTAACACATGCACCAATCAAGTGGAGGTGCTTGAGCAATCGTACAGGATCCCTGCATCTGTGCATAGGTTAGCCGTGGACATTTCCAAGAGGATTGATGATCGTCACATCAAAGTGTTTAAGCCCCGAGAAGAAGAGGGCATGGTTGAGTGGGTCACATACCTTGATGAAATACCGCTGCACGAGGGGTCATGGACTATTATGGCTCGGACCAACGGGTACGTTCACGACCTGGCAAAGCGGATCAAAGAGATGGGCTTCAAGTATTCTTTGAAGGGCAGACCCAGTGTGTCGGAGAAACTCGTAGCAAACCTATACACATGGGACGATCTGTGTGCTGGTAAATCTGTGGGGCTGCAAAGGATCAAGGACCTGTACTCTTCGGTCCCGAAGCAGGGGCAGAATGCTGTGGTCAAACGTGGTTCGACACAGATGCTGGACCTGTTGGCTCCTGATGCGGAGCTCAACATGGATCGATTGCAACAGGAATTTGGATTGTTGGCTGGGCCAGAGCAGAGCGCGTATGAGGTCATGCGTGTAGGCGGAGCCGAACAAGACTACATCGATGCGATGGAACGACGGGGCGACGACTTGCTGTCAGAGCCAAGAATAAAACTGTCTACCTTCCATGCGATGAAGGGAGGCGAGGATGACAACTGCGTTGTATCCCTTGCGTCAACCAAGGCATGTGTGGAGAGCGACCACCCTGACGATGAGCATCGTGCGTTTTACGTTGCGGTCACACGGGCAAGGCACAATCTCTACATTCTACAGAGCAACAATAACTACAGGTATACGATATGAAACGAGATGAGATCCTCAAACAGGCAGAGAAACTTATCAACGGGGACCGTAACAAAGACTACGGTGACGCCAAACAAAACTTCCAAGACATAGCAGATCTATGGTCCGTGTTCCTTGGTACGAAGATCACGAGAGAACAGGTGGCAGTGTGTATGATCCTGATGAAATGTTCGCGGTTGATGAAGTCTAATCACATGGACGGATGGGTGGACATCTGTGGGTATGCAGCTTTGGGAGGAGAAAAATGAGGTATACTTGGAAAGTTACAGACGACGGGATGAATGTGTACGAGGATGGTGTTAGGGTAGCAAAGTTCGAACCGAATCAGTTCGTGCACATACTTGCCGAGTTGTCCTCGCATGTGCGTTGGCAGCAAGTAAACAAAAACAAAAACAACTTCATTGAGAGCAAACGACAGCATGCAAAAAAATCTATTCGGGAGTGACCTACACCATCAGATCAAACATGAGTTGGATTTGATAGATGTAGATTGGAATATCCCACCAGACTATCCAGATCTAACCAGCTACAAAGATGTGGCTGTGGACCTTGAGACATACGACCCCAACATCAAAACACTGGGACCAGGATGGGCGCGTAATGACGGGCATATTATAGGCATAGCCGTGGCAGCAGGGGAGTATAAAGGCTACTTCCCAATGCGGCACGAGAACGGACACAACCTAGATCCTAAGTTCACGCTCAAATGGATCAAGAAGCAACTGTCTGTACCAGAGATGAACGTGATCATGCACAACGCAACCTACGATGCAGGGTGGCTACGGGCCGAGGGCGTGGAGATCAAGGGTCGTATCATCGACACCATGATTACTGGAGCATTGGTAGACGAGAACCGTTGGTCCTTTGGCCTTGATGCTATGGCTCGGGACTTCGTAGCACTGCGTAAAGACGAGAAGCTACTGCAAGCCGCAGCCAAAGAATGGGGCGTGGATCCCAAGTCTGGCATGTATCTATTGCCGCCCAAGTATGTGGGGGCCTATGCAGAACAGGACGCCGTGGCAACGCTTAAACTGTGGGACGCACTGAAGGTGCAGCTAGAAGAGCAGGAGCTCTGGCATATCTGGAACATCGAGACGGACCTGATCCCATGCATGTTGGACATGCGAAGCAATGGGGTGCGTGTCGATCTGGACAAGGCTGACCAAAACAAGAAGCTGATTCGTAAGCAGACGTCCAAGCTGCGTAAGTATATCGAAGGCGAGGCTGGCATGGAGGTGGACATCTGGGCATCGGCGTCGATCCAGAAGATGTTTGACAAGCTGGGTATGGAATACCTTACCACGGAAAAAGGGGCACCGTCCTTTACCAAATCCTTCTTGAACGACCACCCATCCGAAGTCTGTCAGGCACTGGTTAAGCTGCGCGAGTTCGACAAGGCTGACTCTACCTTTATTGACAGCATCTTGCGCCATGAGCATAACGGACGTATCCATACGGAGCTTCACTCTACCCGCAGGGATGAGGGTGGCACCGTGACGGGTAGGTTTTCGTCTTCGAACCCCAACCTCCAGCAAATTCCTGCGCGTGACCCTGACATCAAGAAGATGATCCGTGGTTTGTTCGTGCCGAACGAAGGATGCCAGTGGGGATCGTTTGACTATTCGAGCCAAGAGCCGAGGTTATTGGTGCACTTTGCGGCGTCCATGCCTGATTACATGAGGCACCATGTGGTCGATGACATCGTTGAGGAGTTCAACACGGGGGACGTGGACCTGCATCAGATGGTAGCGGACCTTGCTGGCATCACACGGAAGCAGGCCAAGACTGTCAACCTTGGGATTATGTATGGCATGGGGGTAGCAAAACTAGCTGATCAACTTGGGATTCCAGCGGATGATGCGAAGTCTTTGATCCGTCAGCATCGGGACAAGGTGCCGTTTGTTAAGCAGCTTGCGGACGTGGCTACCAAACAGGCGTCAGAGAACGGTCAGATACGCACTCTGCTGGGCCGTAAGTGCAGGTTTCCGCTTTGGGAGCCTGTCACCTTCGGGGTAGGCAAACCCCTACCTCACGACGAAGCACAGAAGCAGTACGGCAAACAGATCAAACGGGCGTTTACATACAAGGCACTGAACAGATTGATCCAAGGTTCAGCAGCCGACCAAACAAAAAAAGCAATGCTCGATTGCTACAACGAGGGACTTACTCCTATGCTCACAGTTCATGATGAGCTATGCTTTAACATAGAGAGCCAAGAGCAGGCGGACAGGATTAAGGAGATCATGGAAACAGGAGTGCCACTCAAGGTCCCCTCTAAAATAGACGTAGACATTAAACCAGATTGGGGAGAAATAGAATGATTGATCCAAACATGAAAAGCCTTGGCCTTAGACAAATGCACCCTGCTCAGATAGAAGCACTGATGGAGTTTATCGGGATGTCAATCAACCTAGCTGCTCTAACCAAGGACAAAGAGATCGTAGAAGAAACAGAAAGCGCAGCCGACGAACTCGTTAGAATGTTCGGGGGCAATGGTGTGCGGGTGGTTGTCGAAACAGACTACTGATTTGCGCGGCGGTTCAGGATCTCTTGGTTAGCAGCTTGAGACGCTGGGTCACTACCCAATAGACTTGGGGCCACGGTCCGAGCACGTTCAACCAACCCCTGTGTAATCCCCCGCCCTGTATCAACTACCGCGTCCGTTGCACGACCGATAAAGGTTTCGCTAGGCTGTGGTTCGGGGACCGTGGGTTGTGGCTGTGAAGGCATTTGCAATAGATCATCGAAAAGCCCACCAGAAGCAGGTGCAGTAGGAACAGGTTGCTGCTCCCCTACAATTGGAGCGTTTCTAAATGCTTTCGCTGCGTCAAGTATTTCAGTGCGAGGTAGTTTCTTTAAGATTCGGCTCTCACGTTTAACGTTAACTTCGTTGCTAACTTCCCTAATTAAACTTCGACTGACCTTAATTGGAGAGTATCGGTTGTTCATAATCTGCGTTAGTTCTTTTTGCGACACGCCAGTATTTTTAAACGCTTGATAGATTTGACCAATGGTCATTCCTGCGGCTTTGGCTTTCTCAATCTTGTCCCGTAGTTCCGCTTGGTGACGACGACGCGCTTCGTTTGCTTTGATGTACGCATTGACGATGTCCTCCGCAGTAGCGTCATTGTCATCGGCAACCTTTGTAAAGATCTGCACTGCACTTGAACGGTTGGCAGAATACTCTCCGCCAGCATAGCCAAGGCTTCGATCTACCTTGAGCTTCATGGGACGCACACCAATCATCATGGTCCCTGCTTCTTCGGCTATTGTATAGGGGTCGCCTTCTCTAGATGGCATGTCTGTGGCTGCGCGTGTGGCACGACCAGGAACAAACTGTCCGCCTTTGACTGTGGTAAACTGGTCTATAATACCTGGCATAAATGCGCCTGCTACATGGACCAAGGACTTCGAAAGTTTATCCCCCCACATTTCACCTGGCTCATAGATTTCTGCGCCCGTCTGGGTTTTACCATCCCGCATAGTGACGTCAAACACCCGCTCCGCTGCCAGTGCTTCTGACGCAAACGGTTCGGCAAACTTCTTAAACCCTTCCCAAGATGCAGCAAAGATCTGTTCTGCTTCGTTGGCTCCAACCTCACCCTTCTCTCCGTACACTTGTAGTGCCGCACGGGCAGGGGCCAGCATAAACTCATAGGGCAACATGTAGGACAGGTCAGCGTATTCAGCCTCGCCGTCCTTGAGCTTGCTTAAATACATAAGCGTGTTGCCTTTGGTCCAGTACGGACTGTTCTCTTCCAGCAACTGCTCCTCTTCTGGCGTTACTTCAAGAACGCTATGGGCAGCGTCACGCATTGCAATCGGCGCTACACCAGCCATAGAGATGTAGCCTGTCAAACGCTGCGCCCCGATCCCACGGATCTGACGCGCAAGAGCACGAGCCTGCTGCTCACCAAGAGCTTGGACCAGTTCTGGGGTAGCTTTGAACCCCATCTCCTTGACAGCGCGGTTTACGATGTTGCCAGAAGTACGAATAATCTCCGCAGGAAACGCCATAAAGTTACCAACGACAGGGACCCGACGAATAGCTTTGATAGCTTCGGGAACCATGGAGTATGTAGGCATGGTTTGCTTTACAAGATCAATGGCAAGCATGTCACCGAAATCAGTGTCGGCAATCGAACGTGTTCTCTGCACAAGACCCGCGTCCATCAGAGCTTGCTGCACCTGTGGTGACACATTGTCGATATCAATGCCGCCCTTGCGAAGAGCCGCACCATACCGAGCCTTCTCGCCCAACGCACCTACGACCTTCCAGTAGTCGTCGCCAAGCTGGTAGGTTTTCTGCATGAAGCGAACTGGCGCACCAGCTTTTGACTCAACAACAAAGTTGCCGAGCTTGTTTAATCTAGAAGAAACGCCAAGTTCTGTTTGCTCTTGCAGAAGTCTACGCATCTCGTTGATCTGAATGTTCTGACCAATCGCACCCTCGTTTGCCATGGCTCGAAGTAACTTGAACTGCTCGGGACTATCGACAGCGTTTGCCAAGAGCACATCTGCACTTTCAAACAAACCCATGTTTCTGCCAAGCAAACCATTGGCTCCTACAACAAACGTGTTGGACAGAAAGTTCCGAACCTGTGACAGTGGGTTGAGCACCGTCTTCGACATCTGCGACAGACCCTTGAGTTGCAAGGATACAGCAAGAGCTTCTTGGACCGAGGAGCTTGAGCGCAGAGGCGTGGTCATAGCGTTATATACTTCAGCGGGAACATAGTCCCCACTCAAAGCACCAAAGGACCCGCCAAAAGCATTGTCTTGAGCTTTGACAGCATCCCCAGCTTTGACATAACCTAACCCTGTGAGGCTTGCCACTGCGTCATCAGGCACAGTGCTACCATCGATGGTGGGACGGTATGTTCCAGAGGCCAGCCTTGGAGCCGCCGCTTGATAGTCTACTTTACCTAAACTTCTTTGTACTTCAGAATATAGTTTCTGAGCGGCAAGAGTGTTTGATAAATTGTTGATCGTGTAAAGATATGCGTCCTTGGGATTGTCAACAACACCCATCATCTCTTGCAAGAGAGGGGCCTCATCAAGGATCGAGGACCTGTCTTTCAGCATCCCACTAGACAGGTTAAATAGTTTGCCACGCGTGGCATTCTCCACGGCCTTCTTGCCTCTTGCGTATTCTTCTCTCAAAGCTCTTGGCGCATCTGAAGAAAACTGTCCTAACGTAACGCCAGCATTTTCAAACTGTTGATCTATAAACAATTCGGCTGCGGCTCTAGGGTCATCTACAAGGAGCTCTACCTGTGGGTCATCAGGACGAATGGTGCCGTTATCAATACCGTTCTGGATCCGCATGTTTCTGTTGCGCATTGCCTGTTCGGTTTGCGCCAACGCAGCATCGTATTGGGGTAAGTCTCTAACAACCACGCCTTTAAACTTGTCAGGGTTTAGTTGGATCTCATACACCCGACGTAGATACGTTGCTTGGTTCTGATCAAACAGTCCTACAATTCGATCAATCTCTTCTCTTGGCAGGTTAGATTCTTCGACAGATTGCCGAAAGGCGTTGCTCAAATCTGTGATCTGATCCCGCATTCTATCCGCAGCCTTGGTAACTTTAGAACCATACGCCGAACGGAAATCCGCAGGAGACATTTCTCCTGTCAGATAATCAAATGTGTCGTTGTATGTGCGCTGTATTCGTTCTCGACCTGAACGGAACAAACCTCTGACGCCCTGAAACTTAATTAGGTTCTGAACAGCCTTGTCATAGTCTCGTATAATATCACTGGCAATTTTTTCTTGACCCTCGGTCATGCCCTCCGCTGTCCGCAACGCAGTCATGACTTCGTTATTAGCAAGGCCATCTGGCGTTAAATATTTTTTAGTAACACGTCCAATGACAGGAGCTTCAAGGATCTTGTTGCCCATGTAGTCAAACGCATTAGACAGCCCCCGAGCCATGGCTGGCACACCTGGAACCTGACCAATACCTTTGATAGTCGCACCCACCACTGGGAGTGCAACCTCTGCACCAAGGTTAAACCCAGCGCCCTCAAGACCAAGACGCAGCTTGTTGCGCAGACGGACACCTGTGAGTTCTTTGCCTGTCAAGCCTTTTTCGTCTTCCGTCCGCATAAACTCGGGCATTGCATCCCAACTATCAGCAAGCGTAGTCATCGAGCTAGGTGACACCAATACGTCGGCAACTCCTGTGCCTACCGTGGTCAGAGCAGCGCGACCTACGCGTGTGCCCGTCAGCGCTTTGGGTGCTTTCTCCCCAAACTTAACAGCGGACTTACCGAACCAAGTCTTTGCTTTGGGTAGTGGGGCTCCAGCCTGTAGAGCTTTCCGTGCTTTGTCTGCTTTAGATACCCAGCTAAATACACCAAGGCCAGGTGTAGCATAGTTTGTTATAACCTCTGCGACTTTACCCGCAGTGCGCTCTGGTCGTAACCCTGTCGCATCCTTGAAGTTTTCAAAGGCTTGTGTGACTGCCTCTTGACTGCCCTCGTCTACGATGTTGGTAGCTTCTAACCCAGCCGCACCAAGTTCTGAGATCCCCTGTGCGATGTTAACTAAACCAGCGGGTACACCTCGACCGATAGAACCAACAACCGTTTGATCTGATTCTTCTTCAGCTTCTTCCACTAAAAGATCATCGAACAACCCACCACTGGGGGCGGAGGGCGGTGGAGCATTGTTTTCTTGCAATAAGTCGTCGAACAACCCTGCCATACTACTCTAGCCCTTTTGTGTCGTAACCTTCATTTCTAAGTCGTGTTAGCATAACGCTTTTTAGCTCTGGTCTGGTGGCAAGAATACTGTTGTATTGAGCTATAGCTTCTTCTTGACTAAGTTTAGGTTTCTCGGGAATGTCTCCTGTGACAACGCTATCAAGATATGTGTTTAGTCTATTCGGATCGATTTGACCGTCGTCGCCTAAAAGACCTGGATAAGCGTAGGGATCTCGAAGAATAACTTCTTTAAGACGACTTCTTTCTCGTTCCGTTGTGTATTTATCTGTGCCAGAGCCGCGCACTCTTGCAAGAGCAAGATCCCTTTTAAACTTGGCAGCGTCGTCTTCCATCTTAAATGCCCGTTCAATCGCCATTGTTTTGACGGCGTCTTCACGTTTCTGTTTAGTGGCACGATCTTCTTTCATCATCTTCGTACCAGCCAGCATACCGTTGGCGATGTTCTGTAATGCGCTAGGGCTTTCTCCTGCGGCAATGGCAAACCCAATCATTGCCATGTTGTGCCACATTTCTTTCTCGGCGTCTTTGTCATCCATGCCTAGCATTTCGCTAAACAATCTTTCATACGCTTTGACAGAATCTTTAGAGGACATACTTACGTCTTTGCCAGCGATACCAGAAAACAACGTGTCAGATAACTCACTGGCTTTTTGTTCAGGTGTTTTGTCTGGGTCGTTTGCAATAGGCTCGAACTTTTCCAAAGGCGCTACATTATCTGGTTGAGCTTTTGGGCGAGGAATTTCGTCCTCTGTCGTAGTTGCCTCTTCAACGACCGTTGTTTCTTCAGTGCCATCGGTTGTTGTTTCTTCAACAGTCGTAACTCTTGCTGAGTCTTCCGCAGCCTCCCGTCTTTGTTCAGGTGTTAGCTCTTGTTCGGTTACAACCGCCGACTCTGTGTCTACAGCAGGAGGTGTTTCGCCATCGCGTAAACTTTCAATCTTTGCTTCCCGCGCAGCCTCGGCGTCTTTCTGTTCTTTATCCCGAGCATCTCGTAATGCTTGAGTGTATTCCTGTGTTTGTTTATACTCTTTGAGTTTTTCAGCCGCCTGATACGGATCAAGGCCTGCACCCACATACTCTTGGTATTTACGTGCAAGTAAACCACCCACGTCGCCAACAAAGTCAATAGCGGCTGTACCCGCGCCAGAGATGCCTTCTACTACATCAATACCCGCCTCTTTCCCCGTTAATACGGCTAGGATTACATCTTTTCGTTGTTGTAGGCTGTCCGCTAATATTTGATCGTTATTATCTAAAGCGTTTGGTATAGCTTTGTTTATTTCTGCAAGTTCTGCTTCAAGTCTTGTTGTGTCTGTAAGTGCGGAAGATGCCCCTTTAACGAGGTCTACAGTCCCGCCGATAATGTCCCCCGCAACAGCCCCCCCGTAGTCTATTACATCCGAGAATTGTCCCTCGGGCAATGAAAGAGGAGTCGTCTGTGGGTCAAAACTGTCCGCACGTTCGTCAGCCAAAAGCAGCCTTTGCACTTCTTGCTGACCAAGGTTCAAGGTGCTCGGATCAGCAAACCGAACGTCCTCTGGTCGTTGATCAACAGGAACAACAGGTTGCTCAAGGACACTGACATCGTTTGGAAACACATCAGGCTTGGCTTCACCCACACCAATGTTCCCTACAAACTTAGCCTCTTCCATCGCTACCTGTTCAGGAGTCATTACTATTTCATCAGAGGACACGCCTTGTGAAGACAACGGTAAGTTAGGATCAAACACGTCTTCAACAACTTGACCCTGATTGGCTCTTGCTTGCATCACGCGCTCGGCGTTAGCAACAATGGCCCGTGGATCAAGGCTATTGATGTATTCCTGCAAAGTCTTGTTACTGCGCTCCGCCATTAACTGCGTTACGTTATCGGTTGCAAGGATTGCTTTCTGCGCGGCTAATGGATCTGCCTCAACAGACGCAGCAGTAGCTGCGGTTTGCGCTTCGTTTGTTGGAACAAAACCCCTGTCTGTTTGTGTTGGAACAGCTTCGTTTGTTTCAGGAGTACCAGCCAGTCTCCGCCTGTTTGCCATCGCCTCTTCTTGCGTCATCGTGGGTTCAGAAAAGAAAGTGTTTCTTTCCAGTTGAGATCGAGAAGGGGAACGACCATATGGATTTACAATCTCTGAAGCGATATCCCTTAAAATATCTCTTCCGAAAACTTGCTCCGCTTGCGCCATGTGTCTAAACAAGAACGACGAGGGATCTAACTCGTTGTTAAGATACGCTTCAACTAAGTTTCCTCCACCCCGAGGTCCTATCTTATCACTATACGTTCTATTCATTTCAAGGATTTGACTTACAAACTTTGAAATGTCGTCAGGGTTTGCAGTAACTTCGCCGCCAGGTGCAAACTTCTGCACCTCGTTCATAAGCTCCCCCGAGGAAGCCATGATGCCACCCATTTCGCTTAAACGTTTCCGTGCGTCCCGATTTGCAAAGAGCTTTCTGTTTTCGACTTTCATAATAACTCCTTACCGTGTTGCGCGGTACATTCCATACAAGCCGCCAGCCAGACCGCCAAGTTGCGAAATAGTGCTTGGGGCTGGAGTAGTAGTCTGCGAGTACGTTGACTGACCAATAGGCATACCTTGGAAAATGTCTGAGTAGAAACCCAACTCCTGCATTGGACGTTGGTACTGAGCCATCTGGTTTGCGTAAGACGCATCCAGTTCTGCCTGACGTTGCTGCTGCTCTTGTGCGCCGACGGACAGAAGTGTGTTGACGTCGTTGAGGTTGAGGCCCTGTTGCGCCTCTCCAAGCTGCGCTTGCTGCATACCCAAGGACCCCAGTCCCTGACCCACGCCTGCAATACCTTGGCCCAACTGTCCGTACTGACCTGCAATCGCGCCCATCTGCCCTGCGCTTGCCAATCCCATTTGACCAAACTGCTGACCCATCTGACCAACCTGTGCGCCGAGACCCGCTGCTTGACCAGCCGCTTGCCTTGAGGCTTGTGCCCCTGCCAATCCCATTTGTCCTGCGGACTGTGCACCCTGCATGCCCATCTGCGCACCTTGCATCTGAGCTTGACCCGCTGCCTGTGCGCCTTGCATACCTTGTTGTATACCTGCCAGTCCAAGCTGTGTAGCTTGACCCGCTATGTTGGCTCCTGCTTGCGTACCTTGTTGTGCCGCTTGACCCGCTGCTTGTGCTGCCTGCATACCCGCCTGAGTTGCTTGTAATCCTGTTGCTGCGCCAGCTTGACCAAGCTGACCAGTAAGTCCCGCTGCCTGTTGCTGACGGCCTTTGGCAGACTCATACGCTGCTTGCGCTCGTTGCGCTGCGCTTTCATATCCCGCCTGACGGAGTCCCGCCGCTGTCTTGGCCTGCTGCTCTATAACGTTACGCCCAATTTCGGCTGCTTGTACACCCTGACGCGCTCCACCAAATGCACCCGCACCTACCGCAGTTGCATCCATCTGGTTTCTTTGTATCGCACCAGCCCGTGCTACGTCCTGCATAGCCGCATCAATAACAGACTGCTCATACGGGTTCATGTAATCCTGTATCGCAGACGGATCGAACTCAGCCGCTGAACCCCGCAACCCTGCAATGCCAGCCTGTGCCGCAGTCAAACCATACTGACCAATCTCATCCGCCGCACTACCAGCCTGTAAAATGTTTCTCGCTGTGGTTTGACCTTGCTGCTCCATGCGTGTGCCATACTCTGGCAACGCTCGTAGTGCAGTCAGACCAACCTCTTCCGCTTTACGACCACTGCTTAAAATATTGCCTGCGGTTTCTTCTCCTGTTCGAGCACCCGCTGTTGCTGCATCAGTTATGCCACGTACCGCACCCGCTGCGGCAAGCTCCCCACGAGCACCCGCTGCCTGTACATCTGGAATTGCTGCTTGCATCTGCTGAACAGCATAGTCACGATATGGAACCGCGCCTGTATACGCATCGGTAACCATAGTCTGTGCAGCCGCCAGTGGATTGTACCCTTCCTGCATAGTCTGCAATGCAGTACCAAGGCCCGTGACCCCCGCACCAACGGTTCCCGCACCCGCTTGTAGCATAGGTAAATAGGAACCAACGCCAGAAGCAGCGAGTTGCCCCGCTTGCGTTTGCAGTGGGGTACGCCCAGCAACTTGTAGTTGGGCAGGTGTAAGAGCGGCAAGTTGAGCGTCAGTTAGTTGTCCAGAACGCGCCTCGTATTGGCGCATAGCTTCGTCGAGAATCCCTGTATAGTTGGGATCCGCCGTAGCCATGTAGTTTTTCATCCACTCTGGGATATCCTGTACGGCGATTTGTGTGTTTGTTTCTGTCATTATGCCCTCTCAAACTCGCGCATCATCGCGTACATTTTAGCTGCGCCCTTTTCTCTATCTCCGTTACCCGCCCCTTTTACAGCGCGTTCAGTCATAACGAACTCGCCATCAGATAATGCTGCCTCTTGTACAGGTTGTCCGTCTTGATAAATCTGCGCAGGTATAGAATCACTGCGCCCTGTTCCTGGCCCTTCGATATAGCCACCCATGGCATATCCCACGGACCGAGGAGGAAGACCCTCTGGATATTCAAACCCGTGTTTCTGCCTAAACATTTCTTCGTATTCGTCTCGTGCTTCTGGTGTGCTGAACCTACGACCCGTATACCGATCTACATATAACTCTTTGAAATCGCCTTTTGGTTTGGTTAACTCTTCTACTGCACCAAGGGCCGTGAGCCCCCCGTAGAGCATCAAGGGGTTGCCACCAAGAACCTGACTCATGATTCCTTTTCCAGCAGCGTTTTGAGCACCCTGTGTTGCAAGGTTAGTTGCGACTTCTTTTGTCAACTGTGCACCAACAGCTTGCTGTATAGGGGCACCAGCAGCACCAACAGATGCACCAAGTGGATTGATGCCTGCGGAACCCAACAGCGATGTAATACCTGAACCAAAGCCAGAAGTTTGAATAGCTGGACCAAAGAACTTGGCTCCTACTCCAGCAATTAACGCGTCTTTGATGGCGTCCTTTGGTTTCTTTTTGTCAATAATTAAGCCGCCCAAGCCAGAGCCGATTGCGGAGGCTATCGCTCCACCACCTGGAATAAGTAATCCAGCTAAACCACCAAGTATAGAACCAAGGCTCATCAGGCTTCCCCTCTAATAGCTTCAGGCGCAGTCACAGTAATTGTGGTGCTACGTTTTTCTGCGCCTGTCCAAGACTGTCCGCAATCTGGACAGTTCCCATCGGGGTAGCTTGCGACTTCTTCTGGCGTGTCAACTGCGTTGTCACAGTTTACACAATGCACTGTATCAGAACTTGACGAAGGTTTCCAGCGTGACCCGTCGGGCATAGTTATAATTGTATCGGTCATGGTGTACTCACTGTTACTGATCCAACAGCGCCCGTAGCCTGAGATCCACGAACGTATGGAGAATGCGCTAATGGCACTCTAACATATCCATCATGGTTAAAGATAGCCCCTGGCTCTAAACCGCTGTCGTCGGTTTGTAAATTGGTGAATACGGCAAAAGTGTTTCGTCCTTCACCTGGGTTTTGCATCTGCTCCAGATAAACAGAAAAAGATCGAACCACTTCTGCAATGTATTGCTGGTTGTAGTCTGGAGGCGCAACTGGAAAGAAAGGAAGATTTAGGTTTCGAGACATTACCGCATCCCGTCAGGCTGCACTTCTACTCTCGGAGAACCTAGTCTCCATCCTACACCTGCATCTGTTGTTTCTATTTTAAACGCAAACGAGCGACCACGCAGCCGAACGTTAACCTGATTAGTCCACTGTTCCACAGGAACTGACGCTGTTTTACTAACCGTCTTACTGTTAGTTTGCAGGTATTCGCCACCTGGATAATTTCGCGCTTGAAGCGTCATCGTAGCCGACGGCGTCACCGCTGTACTATCACGGAACGTCAAATCTGGTATCAACTTGCGTAGGAACACAAAGTTGTCCCCTTCTCCGAGCGACATCTGACTGCTTTCGATAAACGACGTAATCGCCGTGGCAGGAGAAGTCGATCCGTCATCAAACCCACGCTCGTGGAAATACAAGGCGTGGTCTGTGCTTGCTGCAATGGGGAAGTTCTCAACTCCACGATCCAACCAAACAGTCCGATTCAAAGATCCATAGTACCAAATCTGCTGCTGGTAGTTGTACACAACATACTTGTCGCACTCTGTGCTCGAAGCCGAAGGATAAAACCACCAAATCTCAGAAAAGGCTGTGTTGGTGGACGCCGTTACTTTCTCAAGCTGGTCAGTGTTGATGTCGCTAAATATAAAGTCCCGCACCGTACACGGCAACCGCTGCACGGCACCGCCATATACATAGAACTCTTCTGCACCCATCCAGTACACCTGATCCTCGATTGCAATAGCGGCTAACGGACCAGCAATCGTGATGTTTTCCGACACCGTGTTTATGCCAAAGGTAAACGGTGGCCCAAGAAACTGCATTGCGTGAAGCGATACGTCGGTAAACACCAGAACCTGTTGCCGCGTCTCGATAGCCGTAACAATCTCGGAC